GTTCAGTCAGTCTGTCTTTGATAAAATTGTTGTCTATAATTTTTTTATTATTTTCAGAGATTTTTTCAAAGTCGTGTCGTAACTGCTGTAATTGTTGTTCGTCACTTTCTGAGAATTTTGGCAGATTTAATATTGGAAGTATATCCATACTCTCCAATTTGTTTTCCTCTAACCATTTCACTATTGTATCGGACTTACCGTTGAGGTTATTAACTTCGAACGAAATGTCCCTAGCAGCTTCCTTGAATATATCAAAGAACTCTACATATTCTTCTAGCTTTAACAAATCAATTAGAAACTTTTTCCTGTTTGTATCTGTCGCAGTTAGAAACTGTAATGATGTATTCGTGTTTTGATACACGAGTTGTGTAAATGTTTTAAAATCTAATCCAAGTAAATCTTGGACTGTTTTATATGTATTCGTAGCCGTGTGGCTAGAAATATCATCTCCATTCTTGTAAAGTTTACACTTGATACTAGCCTTACGAGACACATCTATCTCGTAGTCATTTTCATCTACTTGGAAAGTAAGATTTATACTGTATCCGTCATTTACAAAACGGTTTTGGATTTCTTGTTTCTTTATCCCTTTGCTGTTTTTATTAAAGAGGACTTCCTCGATAATAAGTGGAATTGAAGACTTCCCCATTCCATTTGTCCCAACAAGCTGGGTAAGATTACTGTCGTTAAGATCAAGAATATTGTCTCTGCCATAACTAAAACAGTTATCCCAGCGTAGCGTTTTTAGAATAATCATTAAACACTCCCATTATTGATTTAATTTTATCATCATTTAAATTAAGTATAGCACTCATGTACTCTACCAGTTCTTCCTCCATAGACATATCTTTCAAATTCAATGTAGCTTCACTACTTCTCTTTACTACTTTCTTATCGAGTAGTTCCGAGTTTTTGATTGTTGCAAGGTCAGCTACATCTCCTTCGATTTCATATATGGTGTGGTGAAACTCGGTGGCAATCATTTCATCTTCTGTCGTTACGGTTTTCCTTAACAACTGTGGAAGGTCAAATTGATCCCATGTCCAGTCTGCACCATCAATTATAAGATATCCTGTTTTAACTATGTCTCTATGAAAAGAAGTAGTCATTGGTGAACCAGGATAGACAATGTTTCTCTGTGTATTCGTATGACTATGTAAGTCTCCAGCAAATACAACAGGGAAATCATTAAATCTTTCTAAGTCAACCTCAGGCGTCACATGAGGGGGTATTTCACCTCTCACATGAGTATATAAAGGTTTGCTACTATTACAGGCTTCTATTGCTCCCTTCTTATGCAAATCTGCATACGGAAGAATAGTACCCCAATCAAACTCTGTAGTCTCATCTATAATAGTAACTAAGGGGTTTACATCAGTCGTGGCACGTTTAAGGTTAGAGAAGAAAGTTTTGTTCTTCTTCGTTGCTTCATGGTTACCATCATAAATGATAGTAGGAATTGCTATGTCTTTAATAAAATCAAAGTATAATGTCAACTCGTCCATTGAAGGAACTCTGTCAAACAAGTCCCCACCTATAACATGAAGGTCTACTTCTGACTCTAATTCATGAACTACTTCAAAGAATAAGTCATAGCGACTACATGCCCAAGGCATTGGTACGTTTTTCTGTCCTAACTTAATATGCCAGTCTGCTGTAAATAAAATTTTCATCCTACGAAGTTGTCTCCCTGTTTCCAAGCACAACCTGTAAGACCACCTGCCTGTAAGGCTTGTAGTGTTCGTAGTATGTCATTTGCACTTCTTCCTGTATCTAGTGCATTTACTGATACATGTTGGACTATACCTTCGGGGTCAATAATATATGTTGCCCTATAGTGTACTCCATTATCTTCATCAACTATTCCTAGTCTATGTCCTAGTTTGAGACCTGAATCTGCGCAAAGAACATGACTGATATTACTAATATCACTATTCTGTTTTTTCCACGCAAGTTTACAATATTCGTTATCTCCACTGACACCGATAATATCGGCATCGTGTACAAGATAATCCATATCCTTAATCTCTGTTGGGCAAATAAATGTAAAGTCTTTTGGATAAAAGTACATTACTGTCCATTCGTTTAATAGTATATCTACATCAACGATATCATTTGTATCATTGACTCCTTGCATATTAAAGTTTGGGAATCTGTCTCCTACTGATATCATAATACTCTCCTAGGAAATTGAGAACTCAGAGTCAACATCAGAAGGTGTCTCTGCACCAGCTGAAGGTTGAGTAACTCGTTGTAGTAGTTCTAGCTGAGCATCAGCTGTAGGTCTAGGTAGGACGTCGTCCATAGAACGAAGATCAGCAGTAGCTGCTAACTCAGTTTCGTTCAAAGGTCTTGGCTTACATTTTAATGCTTGTAATCTATACTCTACATTAAAAGCCATTGGTCCAGTTTTAACTCTTTGGAAGCATACGTCCCAACCTGTTTCGGGATCAGTTGGATCTCCGATATCTTCAGCTGCAACCATGATTTGTTCCATGAGTTTCTTTTTGAGATTAACAACTTTTACATTGCCATCTGCAGGATCTATGCCTTGAATTGCATATGCCCAACCACATTTAAGGTCAGGAAAGAATTCTCTTACATAGTCTTTTTCTTTGTTGTTGAAAGTTTCTGTCTCACGATCGTAAGCTAGACATTCCATAGGAATATTCTTGCCATTTTCTCCTTTGATCCAGTAAACATATCTTGGTAAGATGTCTCCAACTAAGCGAATTACGTTATCGCCCTCTTTATAAGTGTATTGGTCTATCTTGTCTTTTTTTGCACTTCCTTGTGCTTGATTAAATTTTAATGCCATTATGTTCTCCATTTAGCGTTATCCTCAAATAGAAAGTGTACTAGACCGTTCTCTATTCGAAGCATTCTATTGCGATTTACTATCGTTGTATCGACAGGTAAGTGTATCAACTCTAGTGTTGTCTCACCTGTTCGGTTGTAATTAAAATAATTTCGGTACGAGGCTACTGCGATATACTCGGCAGCTTCCTTATTACTATAATACTGTCTCTTTGCTAGTAGTTCTCTAGGATTTAGTAAAAAACTATTGCCCACAAAACTTTTACCAAAATATTTGTAAGTCTTGTCTCTCCTACTAGCGGGGATTCTTTTGTAAGTTAAAAGATGTACAACTGTCAGAATTGAAGTTGAATCTCCATTCGTCTCATTATATATCTTTTCCCAATTATATTTTATCATATATTATAACAAATTTTAAAACTCATGTCAAGTAGTATTTTTCGGAGGTTCTCACAAGGTAGATATCTCATATCCTTCTTTGAGGTAATACCCCATGCGCATACTAGCTTGTCTACTTGCTGTCTTTCCGATTAGATTTATGTCCACTACTATAGGTTGTAATTTGTCCTTGTAGTCCCTAATTATTCTTCCAATGAGCTGTGTAAGTAGTGGCTCATTGTTTACTGGTGTAGCAAGAATTAAACAGCTAAGAATATTTAAAGAAATACCCTCAGAGAAAATAGACTGTGTTCCGTACAGAACGTCTTTGTCCTTAAAAATCTGTTTAATTATATCTGCTCTATCTTCGTGATGCACTGCTCCCGTTACACAAACTGCGTTATCACCAGTGAGTTTGGCACAGTTTCTTAGGAAGTCAACTCTATCAGATACCACTAACACTTTATGACCTTTAGCCGCGTATGAGGCAGCCGCCATAGCCACAGAATGTTGGTACTCTGGGTTGTAGGCTAATTCATTTATTCGATTAGCCCAAGGTATACTATTTCCGTCCATGAAACGTATAGCCAGTTGTAGGATATTAACTTTAGGCATCATAAAGTTTTCCTTTGGTGGTTTAAGGACATTGTCTCCAAAGTAATCACGAAAGACAACATGTCTCCCATCTTTTCTTTGTAATGTTCCTGTCAACCCTATCTTATGTTTTGCACAGTTCTTATCTATAATTCTAGAAAAGGTAGGTGCGCTACAGTGATGCATTTCATCAAGTATGATTGTTCCAAACTCTTGTCGAATCTCTGGAATCTTTCTGTATAAACTCTGAATGTTCCCAATCACTATAGGGTGGTCAAGTTCAAACTTACCACTACCAATAATGCCAGCTTTAAAACCAAATACTTTTTCTACTTCATCTTCCCATTGTTTGCGCAATGCCAAAGTATGAGTAACTACAAGTGTTTTCTGTCCAAGCTTACCTGCTATTGCAAGACCTGTAAAAGTCTTACCCCAGCTTACCCATGCGTTAATTATACCACCGTCTCCAATCTGGTCATAGACTTCTTGTTGACTTGGTCGTAATGTTAAATTAAACTTAGGGAACTCTACTGGTATGTCTGTTCTCTTATCTGTGATTTCGTGGTCAGTTGGAATTAAATCTAATCTGCCTACTGGTATTGCAACTAATCCTTGACGAATCATTGCCATATTTTTTATAATTAAAGGTGGATCTCCATACTTGAAAGAAGGGATTGCGTAAGTTAATTCCTTATCAATCTTCTGTTGCTGGTGTGGAAGTACCTCTAGGTATATCCTATCGCTTATTACTGCTTTCATTACCAGTTATGTACTACATTAGCCACAATAAAGAAAGCACATATTATATTAACTAATAATATACCAGTCCTTATCATACCAACAATATCATCATTGGTAGGATCATAGCCGTCCTGCTCACTATATGAGCCTAGAGCGTGTTTCCATATTACCCATAATTCTCTCATGAGTGATATAGTCTCGTGTTCCAAGGATTTATATTTATAGAAGTTCTAACTCCTTCGAATTCTTCTACTCCATGATATAATCCTTTTGAGAATATTACTAATCTATTTGATTTAGGTACTACCTCTACTCCATTATCAAACTGCAATTTACCATTAACTAATTTTTCTACTTCTAGATAGTATACTGTTGAGCATACGGGATATCTAGCCATACCTAATTTTAGGTAAGCAGTTTCGTCTTTGTCATGATGCCATTGCATAGGGCGTGTATTCGTGTGTGTCCAATAATCATAACCTATTATTCCACTAAGGTCAAAGTACTTTCCTGCGCGTCTACATATTTCGTAACACATATGACTATTCGGGTGTTTCGAATTGACAGGATGCCAACCTTCTCCCTCTTTGTCTAGTACTCCGCTAACAAAATTATCTGTGGAACGGTTAATGTTTTCTTTCCACTTCTCCATTTGCAATTCAGTAAATACTCCGTCTATAACTGCTATCACTCTTTCTCTCCGTAGTATTCTTCCCACTTTTCTTCGTATAAGAGTCTAAATTCTTCTACTGTAGGTACTGCTACACTGATAGTTGGATTACTTATTTCTAGCTCAGCAAGATCATGCACATGAGTTGCATATGCTACGAGTAATTGTTTTTCAGTGTACAAAATCATACTTTTCTCCTGTTTCGTAGTCGTAACTACATACTGCGCACCACTCCTCTATTGGGTGGTCGCACTGATCTTTTTGTAATTGTTCTTTTCGTTCCCGTGATTTGTGCATTGCTGTAACCCACCCATCACTATTGTCTTGCCATTGTTTACTATTATCTGTCATATCTTTCTCCATGTATTCTTCTTTTTCTTTGCTGATGTGTCATAGAGAAGCCAAGGGATTCCTCCCCTATATAATATACCTGCCCAAGATTGGTCTTTTCTTAGCGGTCTGTCGAGAGTGAAGGGAAAAGGACAATCCTTTATCCATAGCACACTAGCTATATCTTTCTGATCTACTCTCATAATTTTGTGGTACTTTAAATCTACCTTTGTATTTTTATTCTTTCTAAAGAAATAACCTGTGTTATCTATATAGAATTTTCCTTGATGCTGTAAGTATGATGGTATATCTTGTATCATATACTTTATAGGATATATACTCTTCATCGGACTCTGTAGTCGTCTCAATCCGAGAGTCTCTCCCTTCATATTTCTATCGTCTAGTACTTGATTTTCTATCCAGAGCAACCCGTCAACTAACAGGATTTCGTCTGTGTGAATAGGGTAAATCGGAAACTTTAATCTATCATAGATCATACATCTTTTCAAACTTTCCGAAGGAGTAATCTTCTCCCACATCAAAGTCGCAACCAACAGGACAGCCAGGAATGTATATACCTCTATCTTTTTGTATACACTTCTGTACTATTTCCATGTACTGGTCTACATAACCCTCGTCTACTTCTGCAAGTATAGAGTCATGAACTAGAGCAAAGATTCTCATCTCTTTTGTTTTGTTAATAGACTTTATGTGATTATGAGTATCTATTGCTCCGAGTAAATTGATGTCAGAAGCTACGGATTGAACTAAAAAGTTTAGTCCAGAGCGTACTTCATGACTTTGTATTCCTTGATTATCTGAACGAACGTTCGGTAATCTTCTTTTTCTTCCATACTGTGAATATATGAAACCATTATCCATGATATACTTACTAGAATGATCAATCCACTTCTTTAATTTGTGGAACTGTCTGAAGTAATCATCAATAACTTCTTGTGCGTCTCCTTTACTGAAGTTCTTGCCAGAGTCTGCTGTAACTTGCTGTGAGATTTTATTTGATCCAGCACCATACATTATGCCGAAGGTAACAGCCTTAGCTGCTTGCCGTTGTGTTGAGTAATGTTCTGCAACATCTTCTGCTTCACAAGGCAAATTAAATACTAATTTTGCAATAGTAGAGTGAAAATTACCACCCTGTCTAAATACATCCATTAGGTTCTCATCTTTAGCAAGCACAGCAGCTACATAAACTTCTGCAGTTGTTAAATCCATTGCAACAATCTTCTTACCTTCTGCGGCACGCATACACCCTTTTACTATAGGATTGTCTCTTGGTATTTGTTGCATATTCATTTTACCACTAGAAGATAATCTGCCAGATGTTGTGCCATGTAAATTAAACCCTGTGCGTAATCTACTATCTTTATCTAATTGTGGGTATATTTTGTCCAAGTAAGTATTCTTAATCTTAGATTTCTGTCTAATAGAAAGAATATGCTTGGGTATTTCGTGTTCTTCTGCTAATTTGTTTAGTACTTCTGCATCTGTTGAATGTGCACCTGTACCAGTTTTCTTTCCTGTAGGCTTAAGACCTACGAAATCAAACAGTAATGATCTTAGCTGTACTGTACTGTTTGGATTAAATTCTTTATCTTTTGCTTTTTCAAAGTCTTTAACTGCCTCGAACTCATATAGTTCTGCAACTGCATTATCTATATCATCTTGCATTAAGTCTCTGCCTTTCAATAGTCTTAGCTTGTCAAAAGGAACACCATTGTCCTGAATGTCTGTTAGAAAACGACAGCCAGGTATAAGTATATTTTCATATACACTAAATAGTTTTGGATTCTTTTTGACGGCTGGGTATAACTTTTCAAATACTAAAAGAGTTACTACTGCATCCATTGCTGCGTAGGTTTTCATTATTTCAAAAGGTATACTTCCCCATTGGAAGTCTGCTTTAAGGATTCTATGTTGTCTTTTGTAGTTATCAATCCACTCA